TCTTCGCGGCTTTAGTATTATCTTTGATAGTGTCAACACTAAATAACCATTCCATCAGCTGGATCGCACTATCTCTGACAGTGTTTACCGTTACGCCGTCTCTTCTTTCTGCACCGAAAGGCATAACCTGAATAGAAGGAATGTTGTAGCTTAAAGCAACGTGAGACTCTCCTCTCTGAATAGGGAGTGAGTTGTTCACGAATAAAACATCGAACTTATCAGTAGTTGATTCGTAAGCAAATCTATTTGTTAAATTGTTGTTATTAAATATACTTGCTTCAGGTTGAAATAGCGATGGCTCCCACTGGTTAGTAGTGGTGTTTCTAATCGCAGTAAGTGCGTAAGCAGCTCCATCTAATCTACCTGCATGTGTGTAGTAGAAGATTGGCGTGTCAACATTAGTGACATGCGGAGCATAGTGATTACCGTTAATAAACGGTGCGTTTGACCAGATTGTGTTGAAGTTTGGAGAGTAAGCAACCTCTGGAGCAGGGGCCATTACATCAACTGACTTCTCCCAATCGGGTGAAGCGGTTCCCAGCGTTGCCGCAACACGTCTATTTTGGGCATTTGAAAGTCTTGTTATCACTGTGTCTAAGTGAGCAACGACATCAGCAACCAATTCCGTTGGCGAGAAACCAGAATTCGCCGTTTGACCTAAACTGAATGGTAAGATTTTGATCATCGCAGAGCCAGGATTTTCTGAACTCTTGTAGTTTTGACCAAGATACCAGCAAAGTTCATTAAGTCTTGGAGGGATTGGATAAGTAGCTAACATACGAATAAGCTCATATAACAGCTCAACTGACTCGGCAGAGAATGAGTCTCTCAATCTAAACATAGCAAGATTCTTGTGTTTATGTTGAGGTTGACAATACTCAAAGATCGAAGTAATTGAGTAACATGCAAGCAATGCCTGAGTCAGAGACTCCAAATATTCTTGATAATTAGCATTCGATAAATCAGCGAGGTTAACCCTGAAATCGTTGCTTTGTTGGAGCTTGACCGTTAGATCATTCATCAGAACGTTATTGTAGAAACGTTGCATCTTAGCATCCATGTTATCCCACGTCAGAGTTGCACATGTAATATGTAATTCTGAGTTACTGTGAGAATCTGAGTCCAGAAAATAATCTGGAAAACAGTTTGGTGTGATAGGTGTGGTAAGATTGATCTTCATAGGAACGGGATTCATCGGGGCCATTCCGAAGTTAAATCTAGCTCCGCCACTACCAGAACCAGAGTAAGAAGATCCTCCCATACCTTGGCTTGAACCAGTTCCAGGCATAGTAGAATCACCTACATTAAAGGCTGTTCCCCATTTGGAGTTCATCTTTGCAAACCTAGCATTCATTCTAGTCTTTGCGTTACCAATAACTCTTTTACCAGCTGGTGTATTAGCTAGATCATTAAGAAAATCGGCTGCAGCAAAGAACTGTGCAGGATTAGGTTGTTTCGGAAGAAATGCCTTTTCGATGATTGAATCGCCACCTTCTTTTTCAGATGTGACTTCAGGTGAATAGAATTCATCTTCTGTTAATCTATCCTTTGGGTCAATACCCTGAAGCTCAGCAAACTTAAGGTACTGAGCGTAATCGAAAGATTCGTTCATATATTTATTTT